GTGGAGGGTTGTCTGTTTTAGGCAAGACCTTCGAATTGTTTAAACAAGGAAACAGTCTTTCTTCTGCGTTTAAAACAGCAACAACAGGGATCACAGCAACAGGAGCGGCTGCAGAAAGCGCAGCAACCAGCACATCATTATGGTCTAAAGCTCTTGGCTTTTTGACCAGCCCCGCAGGATGGATAACTGGCGGTCTATTAATTGGTGGTGTTGCCACTAAATACGCTTTAGATGCCCAAGAAGCGGAGAAACGTACTCATTTATGGGGGACTGCTGTCAATGAGTTACAATCTAAGGAATTGAGCGGATTGTATGATAAAGTACAAGAAGCTAACAAAGCTATGATGGACTTTGGTTCCGGATCAACTAAGAGTGTCGAAGAAGTCCGTAAGAGCGTGCAAGGTCTTGGACAAGATATTGCGAATCTGGTTGATAAGAACACCCAAAAGAAGATTGAGCTTGCTGACAAACTCGGTTTATCCAAAGAGTCTCAACAAGCTATTATGGAGGGTGCTGAACGAACCAAAACCGTAGTCAATGACTTAACTGGTCAAATCACAGATATCTACCAGAGAGCAGCAGACCAACACAGAGATATTACTAAAGAAGAACAACGTATTGTAACAGCTAACCAAAATGAGTTGATCAATATCCAGCTCAAGAATATGAAATATTCTGGTGAAGAACGTGTTGCGATCACTAAAGCTATCAATGGTGAAATTAGTGGTTTAAATCGTGAACAAGCTCAACGTTCATTGACGGAAATTTTGAAGTGGATGGGCGAAGAGAAGAAAGCCTATGATGATCGTAAGAAGCTCTTAAAAGATGCTCTCGATAGCATTAAAGGAACAGACGCAGAAAGTGTAGCAGCACGTAAGAAAGTTACTGCTGAACTACAACAGATCGAAGCAGACCACAACGCTAAAATGGAAGCGTATGGAGTGCGTTATGCTCAACTGGTCAAGAGATTCCGTGAAAGTGGAATCGATGGAATCGGTGAGCAAGTTGCTAAGATGTACCAAGAAGCCTTCGAGAAGACTGGTTTATCTTTTGAGGAATTTGAAAAGAAAGCCATTAAGGCTGGAAATTCAATTCAGCAAACCAGCTCCCTTTGGGCGCACGAAATAGACGGTATGTCTGAAAAACAAATCCAAGCTAATACAGCGTGGAATGCTATGACTTGGGATTTGAAAGAGGGCAAACTTAAAACCAACGCTCTTGAAATTGTCAAAGAAGCTGCAAGCGCAGAAGATGGCTGGAATCAAATGGAATTCCTTTTAAAAAATGCGAATCTTGAGACTAACGCTAAAATGATGATTGGTCAAGCACTCGTAGAAGTCGATAAGTGGAACTCATTGACACCAGAGCAAAAAGAGTTGGTAGTTGGTAATAACCAAGGTATGAAAGCAGTACTTGACAGCAAGACATTGCTTGAACAGTACAACGCAATGCCAGCGGAAGTCAAAGAACTCCTGATGAAGGATACCGACTTCCTTTCGTCTGGTGAACGTGCGACTGCCATCATTGAACGCTGGAACACACTGACCCCAGAGCAGAAAGAGTTAATCTTAAAAGATGCTGCGAGTGATAAGGCTGAACGTGTCAGACTAGCAGTTGACTCATTAACGGGTATGGCTCACGTAGTAAATTTAGATGCAGAAGATAAGACGAAGAGTGCTATTGCTAGTGCGGTGTCCAGCATCTTAACACTACCGACTGACCATAAGACGGACTTGATCGCAACTCCAGATGGTGTAACGCTTGGAACTAACCAAGCAATGGGAGCTTTAGGACTATATAACGGATTTGCTGTACCAACAAAACAAATTACCGCTGATCCAAATAATGCAACTAATGCAGCTGGCCAAGCAATTGCTAAACAGCTAGAGTGGAATAACACTCCAAGCCCAGTCAAGCCACAGCTAGGCGATTCAACTGGTGCGGTAACTGCTGCAAAACAAGCTATCGAGAATCAAAACGCTTGGAATAGTACACCTAGTCCAGTGAAACCAATCAATGCGCAAGATAACACTGCAGGGCCTGTTGGGAGCGCCCAGGCAAACATTAATAGTGTACAGGGTAAGACGGTATACATTGATGTTGTGAAGCGTATGCTAGGAGGAGCAGCAGCAGCACTTGGTTTTAAAGATGGTACAGACTACCACGAGGGTGGTCTTGCAATGGTTAACGACCAGCGAAATGCAGTCTACAAAGAAATGGTAACATTACCGGATGGAAGCTCATTTATACCAGACGGACGGGATGTTGTCCTCAACCTGCCTCGTGGATCAAAAGTATTGCGAGCTGATAGAACTAAGCGACTGATGAAAAATCTTGGTTTTCCAAGATATGCGACTGGTGTTGGTATCCCGGAAGATGCCAAATTCTTGCGAGAAATGAAAAAAGCCAGCCAGCAATTTTTATTTAAAGAAACATCCACAGGGAATAGCTACACTGGTGAAAATATCGTTGCTGAGATCGCAATTCTGAGAGCAAGTTTAGAAAAGATCCTTACTGCTATCCTTGAAAAACCGTCAGAAACCTATTTAGACGGTGATATTTTAGCGCAAAATAGCTATCAAAGATATTCCAAAATCATTGCAAGGGAGGGAATCTAATGTTCAACATGATTATTAATGGATTCGACACTGGATCAATCCCAAACTGCTATGTGACAGATTTTGGAGAAGACCAGACGGCAACACCAAGGGTCGAATCAAATACGATTTATGGAGCCAATGGAGATTATAATCTCTACGATGGAGCGTATGATGGGTACGATAAGACAGTAAGCTTCTACGTTGTCAAAACAAGTGAAATTGAAATGATTGTAAATCAGTTCAAGCCGGAAGAAAATAAAATAGAGTTTAGTCACCGACCAGGCTCTATTTTTTATGCTGATTTTCAGAGCGCATCATTTAAACAGAATGGTTTGCATGCCTGGAATTTAGAAATCAAGTTAAAGATGCACCCATTCCGCTACTTAAATAATGACGCTGCAGTCACCTTGGCAGGTAACGGCACAGTAAATAACCCAGGAACTGTATACTCTGAACCAGTTATCACAATTGAAGGCAATGGAGATGTATCTCTCACAATCGGGAAGCAAACCATGCAACTTACGATTGACACGAAAGCAACAATTGATTGCCGTCACAAGAAACAAAATGTCTATGACAAAAATGGAAATTTAAAAAACACCTTGAGAAAACGAGGTGGTTTCTTTGAAATTGCTCCAGGTACGTCTGGTATTGCGGTTTCAGGTACCGTTTCAAAAATCACAATAAAAGGGAATTGGAGGTATAAAGTATGATTTATCTACAAGAGGGAAACTTCCCTCTTAACGAAGCTTTTAGCTCCGAAATCGTCCAGGAAGCTAACAGCACCTATCAGCTTACCTTTAAATTTCCAACTTCAGATCCAAAATGGGCATTGTTAATTCCGGAAACAGAATTAGTTGCTGACGATTTACATGGAGAGCAGTACTTTACTATCTTTGAAGTTGAAAAGCAACACGGATATGTCACTGTATATGCCAATCAAGTAGCAACATTACTTAATGGATATTCCATCAACAAGATCAATGTCGATCGAGTGAATGGAGCAACCGTAATGAATGCGCTTGTTGCCGGGTTTAAACGAGAAACACCATTTACATTTTTTTCCGACGTGATGTCAAAACACACCCTCAATCTTAAAGATGTCTCAGCGATGGAAGCCTTGGCCAAAGACAAGCACTCTATCGTTGGGCAGTGGGGTGGTGATCTCGTCCGTGATAAGTACAGCGTTCGATTGCTGGAGCATGGCGGAATCGAAAACGAATCATTGTTTGCCTACAAGAAAAACATGAAGTCGTTCCAAGAATCGAAATCCACTAAAGAGTTAAGAACACGGATCCATTTTAAAAAGGTTATCGAAGCCCACGAGGAAGGAAAGAAAGATCAGATCTTAACCGTGACCATTGATAGCCCACTGATTAATAAATACAAGCATATCTACGAAGCAGATATGGAAGTACAAGATCAGGATGTAGTGGATCAAAAAACGCTTGAGGAATATGGCAAGCGCTATTTCCGTGAAACTCTGTGTGACATGATCGAAGAAAGCCTTGAGATTGATGTTGTCGGCCAGGCAGATCAACCAGTACACATGTTTGATATCGTGAGCATCTTCCACGAGGACTACGATGTGGATTTGCGAAAAAAGATCACGAAATACAAGTTTAATCCAATGAGCATCAAACTTGTCAGCATCGGATTTGGTGAAGTATCTAGGTCTCTCGCTGATTCTATTTCTGGAATGGTGAACGATTCTGTTGATAAGAAAATGAAATCTTATGATGCGGAATACGAGGCAAAAGTACAAAAGCTCGTAGATAATGCTAATGCTGAGTATGACAAGCAAGCAAAAGAGCTGGAAGATAAAATCTCGGACGGGATTGAGCAAGCCAAAGCACAAGCTGAAGTGGTTAAGCAAGAAATCTCAGCGCAAGTCACTGACAAGATCAATGCAGCAAGCCAAAAAGCAAAGAACGAAATTACACAAGAGTTCAATGCACAATATGGCGACATCACTGTCAAGATGGAAGAGCTAAAGTCTACTGCCGACCAGTTGAAAACTAGTGATGTGGACATCAAGAAGCTGGTCAATGACTTCAAGGCTCAGACACAAAGCCAATTTGCTGGAATCCAAGGCGCACAATCACGCTATGAGCAGACGACTGAAAAAGCCATCTCTGACTTGACCAATGTTGCCAATGGAAAAGCAGACCGGTCTTATGTTGAGCAGACGGTGGCAGGAGTCAAAGAAGAATTCACAACTCTGAAAGTAGGCTCAAGAAACTATGCTGAAGACTACGATTTCACTCGTGGTCTGTGGTTCTTCACTCACGGTGATTCAAGTGATTCAACCGGCACGGCAGAAAATGGTGTTTATACCATTTCAGGTAATACTAACACTTGGAAGCAAGCGCAACTATTCTCTAGTACCGCACCAAGCTGGGCCACAAAAAAAACAACCGCTCTGGATTATCTAGAGAAAGGCGAGCCTCACACAATTTCATTCTATGCTAAAAGAAACAGTGGATCTAGTACAATGTGGGCTTCTTTGCGTGAAAACCGCAAATCTGGAGGTAATCCAGAAAGAATTTCGGCTCAATTTCAATTAACAGATGACTGGCAGTTGTACAAGGTTTCTGTCCCTGCACTAGAAAAAAGCGATGAGTTTGATTTTTGGCGCATTATTATTGGATACAGTGAAGCTGGGTCGATTTCGTTTAAAAAGGTAGAACTCACACAAAGCACTACCAGAACAGATGCAGGGCCTGCTCCAGAAGACCAAAATTATCAAATAGAGCAAGCACAAGCTACGTTTGAGAAGACGGTTCAAGGCCTCACTACTCAATTAACTAAATTAGAGACTAAAACAGGCCCAAACGGTGAACTTGAACAGCGCATGCAGACCTACTCTGAGAAGGCTGCTGTGGACGCTGTAAAAGCAACCAGACAGATTTTGGGGCAAGGCTATATAGCGAAATCTAAGTATGATGAAGATGTAGCCGGAATCACAAGAAGACTTGAAGATTTAAAGCAAAATAATGACCAAGTAATATCTTCTAAGATTGCTGAATACAAACAGACAGTAGATGGTCAATTTACGACAATCACCAATCAAATGGGTGACATGTTGAGAAAAACGGATATCCAGATCACAGATGGTCAAATCTCATTTGGTACAGGTAAGACTATCAACGGACGAACCATCAGCTCCTTGCTGGT